CGCGAGAGGCGGCTGAGAGCTGGACCGCATGGCGAGCACGTCTCAACCGGACGGTGCTTTTCAACGGATTTGCACGCACGGTGCAAACGCTTGCCGGACGGCCGTTCCAGCGGCCGGTGACGCTTGTCGACTGCGCCGATGAGATGGCACGTCTGGCGACTGATATTGACCGTCAGGGCACAACCATCGGTGCGCTTGCCGGGCATTTGCTACAGGCATTATTGACCGACGGGCTTGCTCATATTCTGGTCGACCGTCCCACTCGTGGTGGCCGACCCTATTTTGTCGTGGTGCGTGCGGCGCAGTTGATCGGGGCGCGGCGCGATGCCGATGGCCTCAGTGAAATTCGAATTCGGGAACTGCAAACGCGCCCGGTTGGCAGATTTGGTGAGGAACAGGTGCCGAGTATTCGCCGAATTGACCGCACAGGCTGGGATTTATGGCAGCCGGTGAATTTTGTTGCCGGTGCGGCTGTTGGCGGTGGATGGCGTGTTGTTGCGGAAGGCCGACATGATTTTGGCGCCTTGCCGCTGGTCACGATGAATACCGCACCGACAGGCTTTATGAAGGCGCGGCCACCGTTGATTGATCTTGCCTGGCTTAATCTTGCGCACTGGCAATCATCGAGTGACCAACGACATATTCTGCATGTCGCGCGTGTGCCAATTTTGTTTGCCCGTGCCCTGCAGGTGGCGGACGGACAGATGGAAATCGGGCCGAATCGACTGGTTTCGGCGGACGATCCGGCAGCTGATTTGCGGTTTGTTGAACATTCCGGTGCGGCAATTGCGGCCGGGCGGCAGGATCTTGTCGACCTTGAGGACAGAATGGCTGTTCTTGGACTTGATATGCTGCGCCACCAGCCAGGAGACGTCACCGCTACGGCGCGGGCGATCGATGCGGCGCAAACCCATGCAACCTTGTCTGCGATTGTTCAAGTGCTTCGCGATGGCATGGGCGGCGCGCTGGAAATCATGGCCAATATGATGGATTTGCCGGATGGCAGTGCGGGATCACTGGTGATGAACCAGCAATCACCGATCCGTGACGGAGCCGCTGCAGAGGCAGATTTGTTGCTTCGCGCAAGGCTGGCAGGGGAAATCAGTCAAGCCGCGTTTCTTGGTGAGATTGAGCGTCGTGGCATTCTTGGCGCGGCAAGCACTGGCAGCGAGATGCCGATGACCCCCTGATCCCTGAGAGACAGACATACACACTATGACAGGAGAGATACATTGACCACAGAACCGCAACAGACTGGCGATGATAGCGACAGTCCAGACGCACCATCGGCAACACCGGCACCCGCACACGCATCTCCGGAAAAGGTGCCAGTGCCAGTGCAACCGGCGGCCGTCACACAATCGGTAGATGACAAGGACGCCAACAGCAACGCCGGCGTTGGCGGGATTGGCACCGGTGCCGGGGGTGGGGAGAGCGAAACCACAACGATCAATGCCAATGACCCCACCGCAATCAACGGCAATCTTGAGGCACTCGCAAGCGGCCTGATGCGGCTCGTCGGCTAGGCCATTCAAATCTATTGCGATGCGGGCCCGTTGTCCCATCACACCCCAGCAACAAGGAGGTCATTTTCATGTCCAACCAACTCGAACAATTGATGCCAATGATTGTCAGCCGAGGCATCTTGCAGTTTCGTGAGACGGCCATTCTGCCGCGTCTGGTGAACAGCAGTCTTTCGGCCGAGGCCGCACAACGCGGCGACAGCATCAAGGTGCCGATCAGCCAGCCGGTTGAAGCGAGCGATGTCGTGCCATCGCATCAAATGGTGGCCCCGCCAGACACCAGCGCACATTCGGTCGCCGTGCCGTTAAACAACTGGAAGCGGGCAGCCTTTCACCTTACTGACCGCGAAATGCTGCAAATTGAGGCGCAATCCAGTTTTGTGCCCTTGCAGATGGCCGAGGCGATCAATGCCCTTGCCAATGCGGTCAATCAATCGGTGCTGGATTTGCATTCTCGTGTCACCGCCGCAATTGGCAGTCCGGGTCAGACACCATTTCAGAGCGAGCCATCAAGCGGTGCCCGGGTGTGGCATGGTGCCCGGGCCGCGATCGAGGCGCGCAAGCATCTGAACAAGGCAGCAGCACCGAAGGCCGGGCGCTTTGCCGTAATCGATTATGAGATGGAGGCAAATGCACTAGGCCTGCCGCAATTCTATGACGCAGAAAAGAGCGGGTCGACCACGGTGCCGATGGAAGGTGAAATTGGCCGCAAATTCGGGATCGATTGGTATTCCAGTGACCTCTTGCCGGCCATCAATACGGATCTGACTGATGTTACGTTGCAGTCAAATGCCACCAAGGGCGATACAAGCCTGATTGTCCAGGCTGCGGCTACCAGCTTGCAACCGGGTGATGTTCTGGTGAAGACAACGACGGATGCACCGCTCTATGTTGTGACCGAAGTCACGGCGGTTCAGGGTCGGAGCAGTCAAAGCCGGATCAGCATCAACGTTCCATTGGCGGAAACTCTGTCATCAGGGTCGAAAATCACCTTCAAAAACAATTTCCGTGTCGGGCTGGTTATGCATCGTGATGCCGTTGCCCTTGCCATGCGGCCATTGACAAATGGCGGCCTTGAGACAGGTGCAAGCGGCCATATCATGAGCGTTACCGACCCGCAAACAGGCCTGTCGCTTCGTCTGGAGGTCAGCCGCCAATACAAGCAGACCGTCTGGGAATTTGATGTTCTCTGGGGAGTGGCGCTTTTGCGTCCTGAACTGGCGGTAAAAATCTATGGATAGGCCCGTATCATTGCAGGCCTCACCCAAGGTGGTGTTGCGTCACAATCGCACTGAACAGCGCATGATTGTGCCTCTGCGCACCTATCAAAGACAATGGGCAAAGCGCTTTCGCAACTGGCAGCTTGCGCCGGGCAATTTTGTCGCCCGGCCCTGTCTGACAATTTCTGAATGTCTTGCTGCGTTGAGGGAGACGGAAAGATGAGAAATCCTTCTGTCCAGCCGGAGACAGGCGTCAACGCCTATGCAACGATTGCGCAGGCGGATCAATGGTTTGTCATTCGTAGTCGTGTGGGCTGGGTGGAGGCAAATGTTTCCAAGCGTTCCGGGGCATTGATCCGGGCCGCTGAATGGCTTGACGGCTATTTTCGTTTTCGCGGTGAACGGGTAAGCGCCAGTCAGATGCGCGCCTGGCCAAGAAAAGGTATAGCCGGCATGTCGGCCAGTCAGATTAATGGCCTGCCCGCACCCGTTGAGCAGGCCTATTTTGAACTTGCCCTTGCCTTGATCGAAAGCGAGGCGGCGGCTGAGCAGCTTCTTGGCATCAGAGGTGGCGTCCGCCGGGAAAGAATCGGCTCGGTCGCGGTGGAATATGAGCCGGCGCAGGTCGGGCGATCGCGGGTGCTGGCATTGCTGTGGCCCTATTTGAAGGACAGCGTGGCACCCAAGGTGGTGCGCGCATGACTCCCTTATCTTCAAAAAGAATAGGGGCGTTGCTGCAACGCTATGGGCAAGACGCACGCATCAGCGGCACCGTGAATGGTAATGCAAGCATGCTGATCAATGAAATCAAACCATTCACCCATCCGGACCTTCCGGTAGACAGCATCATCGCTGATGGTCTTGTGCTTGGCCAACATGTTCAGGTTCTGGCGGGTGATGTCATCGAGAGTGATGCGGTGCGCTGGCAAGTCCAGAGCGCTGTCCCGATCGATGCGGCGCGCAAGCTGTTTCAGGTCCAGCTTACGCAGATAAAACCGGGAAGTTGACGCCAATGCCTGTACGCAACGACATTGTACACGCGCTGAAAAGCGTGTGGCCGAACGATATGCCGATGTTCGAGGAGAATGTGCCGCTTCGCGATACACGGCTCGAGACCGGATATGTGCGGTATCAGATTGTGTTTGGTGATCCGGATCAACCCGCGCTTCTTGGACATGACAACCGGATCTTTGGAATGCTCGTTCTGACCATCGCGCTTCCGCATGGCAAGGGCATGGCAAGGGTGGACAGCCTGTCTGACTTGCTTGTCAGTCAATTGGCAAACAGGCGTTTTGGCCGCCTTCACTTTCTTGGCATCACCATTGGTACCGGTGCGCGAACCGGTGATTTCTGGATTTTTGACAGCGAAATTGCATTCGCCCATTGGCCGCGGGAGACAAGATGACAGACGCAAAGGAAACCCCCACGCAAGAGCCCTTGTCCGTGGTGCAGATGGCGTCCGACTTTCAGGCCGCTCTGATGGTCGAGAATGATCGAGGTGAACGTCCGCCGGATGAAACCGAATTTTTCCCTCTACGCCTTGCAAGCGAAAGCCTCGACCTTGTGACCATACGGCATCACCCGCAGGATCTTGCCGCCGATGGATATGTGCGACCGGGCCATTTGGTGCGAAGCTATGTCGAGGGTGAGATCACCGGCCCGATGACACTGCCCATTGTGCAATATCTGCTTGCCGCCGTAACAGGTGCAAATGAAGAACGGGCGCGCGGCAACGGCGCGGCCTTTCTGTCTGGTCTCATGGACAGGCGGATATTGCCAGCAGGGTCAAATATTCATTCAATTCTTGACGCTGTGCCCCGGCCCTTACGTTCATTTTCGATGGTGCGACGCTTTGTTGATGAGCCGGTATGGACGGCCTATGCCGGCCTGAAGATGACCGAACTGGAGCTTGGTGTGGATGCCGTGGCGGGCGGCAGGTTCCGTGGCAGATGGATTGGCCGCCACCGCACAACACGCGCTGGTGTGTCGGTTGAGGCGCTGTCGCCGGTGCCGGCTATTGGTCTTGTGCCGGGAAGTACGCATGTGACGATAAGGCCGGAAGGCGCGGTGGCGCCGTTTGGCAATGAGAAGCTGCTGCTCACAGGATGGCAGTTGCGTCTGCTACGTTCCGGTATGCGCCCGATTTTCTCGCTTGGTACGGATGGTCCCCGCTTGATCAGCGACGGGCTTTTGGCGATCAGCGGTGGCATGACGATTCTGGCCAACGCATCGGCGCTGGCGGTGGTGGCAGAATTATCCGGGCCATCAGCGCTGATGGTGATCCAGTTTCGTCTCGATGATGGTGCGGGCGGGGCGGTGATTTTCGATCTGCCGCGTGTGCGTATTACGGCGCATCATCTTGGTGTGTCCGGTGCGGCGCAACCGGCCCAGCTTCGCCTGCAATTTGAGGCGGAGCCGCCATCACAATCGCAGCCATCATTGCGGGTCGCCTTCACCGATGCACCGGCAGAGGAGCGGGTGTAATGACGGTCAGGCACGGATATAGCAGACGTCGGCGCACCCGAACGCCCGGCAATGATGTGGCGGAGCAGCTTGACCTGTTGTCACGCTCGCTTGCGACAATGCTGGCGCATAACGGCCGATTTGAACAAATCCTTGAGCGCCGGTTGAAGCATATGGAAAACCGTCTGGAAAAATCGCTGACCGACCTTCTGGAGCGCAGTCTTGCATCGCTTTTCGGCGGGACCGAGGCCGGTGCCGCCATCGGCGGATCACTTGCAGGTGAATTGGTTCAGGCGGTGATCCCGGGATTTGCCAAAGGCGGCATCGTTGACGGGCCGCGGCTTGTTGCGCTTGCCGGTGAGGCTGGCCCGGAGGCGGTATTGCCCTTGACCCGGACAAGTGACGGACAACTTGGTGTCCGTGTGGAATGGCCACAGACACAACAGATGACGAGGGTTGATGTTCAATTAAAGGAAAATGCCGCAGGCATTGCACCGGCGGATGTGTTTGATGATACGGAACAGCAACTTTTGACAGCGAGGCTGGCCGGTGCGCTTGATGAAGCGCTTGAGCAGGCCATCGCCACACGTCTGCAGGAACAGCTTCGGGACGGCGGTCTGTTGGCACGATACGGATCAATGTCATGAGCTTGCAGTTTCCAGATATTGATCCAAGCCAGAGTACGGCCAAACGCGTTCGCGCCGATATTATCGAGACACGGTTCGGCAATGGGCGCAGTCAGAGGCTGGCGCGGTACGGTGGTGGCTATCTTGAGGTTGAATGGGATCTGCTGTTTGCGCATCGTCCGATCGCTGACATCGCACAAATTGATGAATTTCTGGCGGCCCGGGGTGGTGTTGAGGCCTTTGTCTGGGCGCCGCCCGCAAGCGTCAGTGGAATGTTCGTCTGTACCAGCTGGCTTGTCACCCCGACCAACGCTTCACTCGCCTCACTGCGGGCACGCTTTGTCGGCAAATCAGCAGGCAATTCATCATGAGTATTGTAAAAATCCCGCGTAAAGATGTCGGCGCGCCGCGACTCGCCGGTCTTGTTGCGCTGTTCAGTATACATCTGCCGGACAAGACAATCTTGCGCTTTACCACAGCCGAGGTGGCGGCGGGCCATGTCGTCTTTGATGGCGCGCGTTATCTCTGTTTTCCGCTTGCGGCAAAGGGATTTCGCTGGACCGCAGATGGCCCGCCAGCGCGCCCGACCCTGGAGGTATCCAACATTCTTGGCCTGTTTGATCAGGCCATCCAGACAGACGAGATGCGCGGGTGTGAGGTCAGGCGTGTCCTGACGTTGGCGAGTGAGTTGGCACCACCAGATGGCGAGGATGGCAGGGGATGCTTTCCCCCCGAAAGCTGGGTGATTGAACGGCTGGCACGACTTGATGACCGGGTGTTGCGAATTGAGCTTGCCGCCGCCGCAAGTCTTGAAAACAGGCGATTTCCAGACCGGGTGATGTTGCGCAATCTGTGCCAGCACCGTTATCGGCGCTGGGACGCCGGGCGCCAGCGTTTTGACTATGACGGCGTGACCTGCCCGTATGTCGGCAAATCCTATTTTTCACAAGCTGGCACGCCCGTTGCCAATCCGGATGATGATCACTGCTCCCTGACGTTGCAGACCGGGTGCAAGAAGCGCTTCAAAGGGCCCTTGCCCTTCATGGGCTTTCCCGGGGTGACGCGATGACTTCACGATGGCTTGCACCGTTTGGCAATCGGGTGAATACCGCAATCATGAAACATGCCGCCAGCCACCCTGACGAGGAAATTTGCGGCATTGTGTTGGCGGGTTCAGATGGTTGGCACTACCGCAAGCTTGAGAACAAAGCGGCGGCCCGACAGGACTCGTTCTTTATCGACAGGGCGCAGTTGTCAGCCAATCGCTCACCGGCAGCCATTGTCCACTCGCATCCAAACGGCCCGGCATTTCCCTCTTTCGCCGATATGCGCCAGCAGGCCGCCAGCGCTGTGCCGTGGGGCATAGTTGTGCCGCCACCACACCCCGACAGGGGGGTGTTTTGGTTTGGTGGGGGTATCGCCTATCCGCTGATGCGCCGGCCATATCGTCATGGTGTCACAGATTGCTATGCGCTTGTCAGGGACTGGTATGCGGCAAAGGCCGGTTTGTCTCTGATTGACCGGCCGCGGCATTGGAACTGGTGGCAACAAGGCGATGATTTTTATGCTAAATATTTCGAAGAAGCCGGGTTTTACAGGCTTGATGATGATTCCCGCTTGCAATGCGGTGATATTGCGCTTGCAGCGTTACTTAGTCCGGTTTTGAACCACGCGATGATCCTGCTTGATGACGGACTGATCCTGCATCATCCGGCAGGGCGGCATGGCTTTGACGCGATGCGCCTGCCACGGGCCGAACCGGTTGAGCGCTGGCGGCGCTATCTTCAATTCTGGGTGCGCCACGAATTCTGGCAGAAGGGGTAGGGGCGTCATGACCGCAACAACAGGAACAAGGCGGCGTAAACGCATTTTTCTGCATGGTGATCTGGCTCGGTTTGGCGGGCCATTTGATTGCGAGGCAAGCAATGCTGCCGAGGCCATAAGCGCGCTGGCTAACCAGATTGACGGGTTTGCCGCCGCCTTGCGCCATGGCGATTATCAATTATGGGCAGGTGGCCGGACAACAGGACGGCCAATCACCGGACCCGGATTGCATATGCGTCTGCGGCACTATCATCTTCACATAGCGCCCGCAATCGCCGGTCACGGCAAGGGCGAGGGCAAAATGCTTCTTGGTCTGACACTTCTTGGTTTGTCATTCGTGCCCGGCGTTCAGGCCGGTATTACCAGTGGGTTTGCAAGTCTTGGTGAGGCAGTTGGCGGCGCAACCGGCGGTGAACTGGCCGGCATCTTTGGCAGTCGCTTGCTTGGCGGCGC